CGAAAAGGTAAGGGAAAGACGCAGTATCTTGGATCTGATGATGAATATTTCATTACTGACGATCTTTTGGATGCTGTGAAGCTCCGAGAGCGCATGGCCTTGAATGGCATGCGCATGAATACTGTTTGGACTGATGTTCTCAAAGACGAACGACGACCCATTGAAAAGGTCGAACAACTGAAGACAAGAGTCTTCTCAGTGGGACCTCAAGATTATACCATCCTGTTTAGAATGTATTTTCTTGGGTTCATGGCGCATGTGATGGAGAACCGAATCACCAATGAACAATCCATTGGAACCAACGTGTATGGACCTGATTGGGCTTTGACAGCCAAGAAATTGCAGAAGGTTGGACGAAAAGTGATTGCTGGAGATTTTTCAACATTTGACGGCACATTGAACACGTGTATCATGTGGGCATTTGTTGATGTCATCAATGAGTGGTATGATGACGGTGAAGATAACGCCAAGATCAGACGAGTTTTGTTCTTGGACGTTGTTAACTCAGTTCATCTTTGTAGGGATGTGTTCTACAACTGTGACCATTCTCAACCATCAGGCAACCCGATCACCACTGTTCTTAATTCATTCTACAACTCAGTGTCAATGCGAATTGTCTTTGAGTTGTGTAAGAGAGAAAACGGAGCTATTGCAGCTTTTGATAACCATGTGTCGATGGTGTCATATGGTGACGACAATGTTGTTAACATTTCTGATGCGGTCCCTTGGTTCAACCAAAATTCCATCACTGAGGGTTATGCCAAGATTGGCATGATCTACACAGATGAGAGTAAGTCATCAGGTGTGATGGCTAACTACAGAACAATTGGTGAGGTGACGTATCTCAAGCGTTACTTCAAGAACGTGGCAGGAGATTGGCTCTGCCCGCTCGAATTTGATGCCCTAATTGAGGGTATCAATTGGATTCGAGATGTGCCTGATGACAAGGCACAAACCATCGAAAACTGTGAAACAGCATTTAGAGAACTGTTCCACTGTGGTGAGGAAACATTCCTCAAATACCAGAAACTCATCAACAAGGTGTGTAGTGACAAGCTCCAGATGTTGCCAGCTCAGGCAACATATCAGGAGCTCAAGGAGAACCGCCACTATGAGTTCTTCCTCTAAATGGTAAATGATTTACCCTCTTAGTCAATGTGTCATTGACTTCCGCAGTAAAGCGGGTAACCAATTCAAGACTGGAAACATTCGGCAAGTTCAAACTCACTAGGAGTGCGATGAAGCCTTGTGCCTTACGAATGTGTATCCAAATCAAAACAATGCTTTTG